TTACAACTAACACAGCCTTCAAACTTGCCTGAACTCATCTTGCCCAGTGATTCAAAGCCATTGCCTAACTCCGCGGCTTTCACCGGCTCATAGCCTAGTGCTAATCGTTTGTCGATACTGTCGTACTGGTTTGTGGTGCTCAACCAGCACAGGTGAAATCCAGGGATAGCATCCTTGGAGATCTCGGGCAACGCGCTATTTGCCCACTTATCACGAAAGGCCTCCAGCCTTTCTCTGCGCTCAATATCACCCGCGTTCGCGGTATTCCGTTCCTTGACTTCTTTGACACGGTCCTGAAGACGGTCATCTAAGTCACGCTTGATTCTTGTATTAGCCATGTTTTACCCCTTGTTTTGTCTGTCGTACGACGCGTATGCTTTGATCATCTGGTTTCGCTTTGACGGGTCATCCCACGCCCCAGCGTCCTTGATCGCCTGAACCCTCTCACGTGAGAGCGTGAACGTCGTGCCGGATGGTCCTGCTCCCGGATTCGACGACCGCCCAGACGGTGCCGGGTTGGTGCGCTTTGACGCGCCCTTGGCCGCATACCTGTGAGGTAAACGTGATGCTAATCTACTGTCCAGCTCGTCCCAGTACTCTGGGTCCGAGGGCTCCCACCCATCGGCGGCGAGCTCTTGGTCGATCACCTTGGCGATACGGCTGTCCGTGTCCCGCCCCTGTGGATCGTACCACTTGTGTTTGTTCATCCAAGACTCTGCGTTCTCGCGCACCGCCTCGGACACCTGATCGGGAACGTTCTGCTTTGGCCGCTTCGCGTTCTCGAACGCGGGTTGTCTCGTCGTCGATCGCCTTGTCCACCTGAGCGAACTGGAACGATGCCGCGGTGCTCTCTACCGCCGCCAGCCTCCGGGCCAGCTCCTCGTTCCTGCGCTCAAGCGAGCTTATTTTATGTTTAGAAGACGCCTCACGCTGTTTGGCAAGCTCTTTCTTGAGCTTTCTCTCCTCTCGACGAGCCTCGCGAATTCTTTCTCGGTCTTCGTCAGTTTCCCCATCGTCGCCTTTGGAAGAATCGTCAGCCGCCACGCTTGATTCGGAGTCGTCGTCTCCATCGTCGTCTTTATCGTCGGAGTCAGCTCCGTCGTTGGACGCCTTCTCATTCTTTTTCTGATCTTCAAAGGGATCCTTGTCCTCTTCCACGGCGACCAGTACCGTGCCGTCCTCTTGCTCCTTTATGGGGAGGTCCTTCTCGTCTTTTTCTGCCATGTTCCACTTTCTACAAAGTTTTAGTCAACGAACGCCTTCATGCGCTGGGCGTGTTCAAAGCTGCGGATCTTGGAGATGATCTCGCGCGCCTGTATGGTGATGAACACCACCGGTGCGCCACCATCGTCGGGGTTGACCACGAATCGGTCGCCGCCGTACTTGATGGTTCTCACAAGATCTCCGACGTTACACCAGGGACCCTCGGGCCATGGCTCTAACGTGTCCGGGCTCTTGTACGCTAGGGATCCGATCTGCTTGACCTTCGCAACCGTCTCGTTAAATCTGAGGGTTGCCTTGGTCTCATCAACCAGAATGATCCCGCCCTTGCTCGTTGTCTTCTCGCGTCGTAGCTGCACCAGTACACGGTCGCCTGCGACGTCAATGCCAGGGTCTAGGTCTGGGAAGCACTCCGCCTCCGTGCGTAGATCTGGCTCCTCTTTCTGCACTAAATCAAATGCCATTCGGCACTCCTTTCTTAGGCTATTCAGCCTCTTCAGTTTCGGACAGGATCAGGTTGATCTCGTCCAGGGCCCGTTGCAGGCCCTCCTTTTTACCGAGCAGGTTCTTGTACTGCTCGTGGTTGTGGATCCCAACGCCCGTACAGAGCGTGGAGTCCACTAATCTGACCTCGTCGCCTACGCGACGGATAATTTCGGTTACTAAGTCCCGCATATAACAACATATGCAAGGACTAGAGAAACTCCGCCCTTCTTAGTACAGGGAGCCGCTCGTGCCCTTCAGGTTGTTGTACGGACCGACCGGCTTGTTGTTAGCTACTTTAGCCTGTGCCGCGCCACGCTTCCAATTGTTGTCGCGGTGCGAGCCCGACGCGCCAGCGTCTAGCCTCTTGTTGTCGGGGCCGCCGCCGCTCGATAGCTTACCGGTCTCCTGGTACGTCTGGCGGAATCCTTGTAGGTTGCTGTCTGCCATTTACTTCTCCTTTTTGGTTGGTTTCTTGGTGACTCCACCGGCTCTCATCTGCTCGATGTTCATCTGTTGTTGCAGGTCCATCATCTTGCTCTGCTGCTGGTTTTGGTTCTGCATGCTAGCCATGCGAGCCTGGTGCTCCATGTCCATCATCTGGTTCTTCTGCGCCTGTTGCGCGTCGATCGCCTGCTGCGTGGCCTGAGCCTGCTGCATGAACGCCTCGCGCTCGGCCTGTATGCCGTGCTTTCTCATGTCCGCGTCCGCCATGTTGATCGCGTCGATCGCGGACATGTTCTGCTCGTGCGCGAGCTGAGCCTGCATCGCGTCCATCTGGGCGCCGGTTTGTACCTGGGCGACGCGCTCCCGTGATGCGTTGTTGATGTTCGCGAGCGCGACGTTCGTGGAGTTCTTCTGGTCGTTGATCTGGTTCTCGGTCTGGAACTTTGTGACGAGCTCCTGCACCTTGCGCTCCAGCTCGGCCACCTTGAGTTGGTAGTCTTGCTGGTGCTTCGCCATCTCCTGCTGGAGCCTTGCCTGGGACTCGTCCGCCTTGCGCTTGGTCTCCGCCATCTGAGTCTTGAGGATGACCTGCGCCGTAGGATCCTGAGCCGCCATCTGCTCCATCTTCGCCTGCTGTGCCTGCTGAACCTTTTGAGCGAGCTGCTGGATAGCCGGCTGCGCCGCTTGGAATGTCTCCTGCGCGTCTTGTGAGACCATTTCCGCCGCCAGGGACAGCGCCTGCTGATCTTCCAGGGTGAGCGGGCGCTCCTCGAGAAGCTTGAGCTTGTCCTCTCCGCCTGTTGCCTCCGCGACGTACGCGCGCATGGACTGCAAGTAGTGCAAGGTTAGGTGCTGCTTGATGTGCTCCAACGCGTGGGGCGCGAATGTGGGGCCAATGAGTGGGCTGCCACCGTAGTTGGGGTCTTGAGCATACGCCAAGTGTACCTTGATGTGCGCTAAGTGATCCTGACCTGGGTAGGCCGCCGCGGGGCGACCCATGGACATTGCAACGTTCTCCAGGGCAGGGTTTGACTCCTTAATTCCTTCTGGATCTGGCAAGATCTCGTTGATGGCCGGTACTTTTAGCTGCTTCAAAACCCTCCGGTGTGCAGCCCGAAGGTCGTACATCTGTGGAGCAGAGTTAGCCATCTGCAACACAGCCTGTGCCTGCGCGAGTCGTTGTGTCTCCGAGAAAATGTTCGGGTCGGAGACCGGTCGCACGTCATTGTTGGACGCAAAGTCGCGGATCTCAATCTCTGTCCCCGACTGGTTGTCCATCTCTTCCAGGTACCAGTAGTTGATACGAGAAAGAATTTTAAGTGATTTTGCTTGCGCTCTGTGAAGACGGGCGTGGATGCTTGAGAATACCTTTGCGCCCTGCTCAATTAGTGCCTGGGTGGTGCCCACTGGCGTGTTAGCGTTTGCGTCACCAATCTTCTCCTCGGCCGTCGTAACAACGCCCTTCGCGGCGTCGGTGAGCCAACCAAGTAAATTAAACAGTACAGTTGACGGTGGGTTGAACGGTAACGGCATAGCCAACTTGCGGATGTCATCCACGCCGGGGGCACCTTCGATCTCAAGAACCTGCGTAGGCTCTATCTTGTCGCTCTGTCCGGAGATTCTTCCTCCTTTGAGCCGAAGCATTGTCTGGCTGTTGTTAATGTGCGCTGCATCAAGTAGGGCACGTAAAGAGCCAGTGAGAGCAGCGCTAAGCCCACCAATGAGGTGAGGTAAACCGATGGCATAAGCGCCGCGCCAAGGAATAAACTTAAACTCAACCATCCAATCCATCTTCGCGCGACGATCATCGCCAGCCTCCCAGTTTCTGTAGAGCGAGAGCACCTTGTTGGTGGTCTCGTCGATGGACATAATGTAGGGCGCGCGTGCGCCGTCTGTTTCTTTGTCGTCGCTCAGGCGTAAGAAGCAGGTAACCTCGTACACGCGGCGGATGCCGTCGATGTTCTTAGACGGTGCGTCCTTGCCCTCGACCTTGTCGTTGGCCTTGGCGGAGCGGGTCTGCTTTTCCAGCTCCATCTCGTCGACCACGTACACGGCGACGTCGCGGTAGTATCCCTGCTCAACGCGCTGCTCGTACGTGTCCTCGGTGATGTCCTGGATCTCTGTGATCCGCGGCGACGTGTAGAAGTTCGTGCTTGAGTACGGGAGCAGGATGTTATCGATCGGGATCCACTCGCACGTTGGCCGGCGATGGTCTGTGTCGTACCGCCACTTCAGGTACTGCGAACCACCCAGCGGGATCTGTGTGAGCATCTGCTCCATCTCGTCCCGGAACTCTTCAACCTGCTCGGTGAGCTGCCAGTTCATGAACTGGACCTTGCGATCCGCGGTGTCTACCTGCTTGCGGTCTGCCTCGCCCTTGATCTCGGACTTGACGATGCCCTCAGGCGGCAACAACTCACGCGCGCTGGACGCTGCGAAGTCAACACACGCCTCCGCCATGACCGGGTGCACAACCTTAGACGCGCCCTCAAACGTCGCACCGCCGGGTGCGTCGTGGCCGAGTCCTGTTCTGCGAATTCCCTCTTCGTACTGCTTGTCGCGCTCCTTGCGAGCCTCCTGGTCGATCTTGATGAACTCCATGTAGTCGTTCGACAAGTTCTCCAGCACGCCCTCGTCCAACTCTTCTGCGAGGTTGGCGTAGAAGTCGGGGTCTTTTAGCGGGCCCTCGGTGGGCTTGTAGTTAACAACGACCGAGCCATCCTCCAGCTCGATGAGCTCCTCCTCTGCCTGGCCTGGGTCAAGATCAAGAACGTCCTCAATGTGCTCAATCTCTTCCTCTTGCATGAGCGCTATCTCTTCGTCCTCACGGGACTTGAGATCTAGCGCGCCGAGGGTGTTACCCTGCTGAATTGGCAGCTGCGGTTGCTGGGCCATTATTTGTAACCTTCCATGACTGATCTGTAACCAGGTGTCGCCTGATCCTCTGAGTACTCGTACTGCGGACGGTGCTTAGCCTCGCGCTCGTCCATCAACTCTTGTAGCGCGCCAATTCCCATGGACGCTGCGCCCGGGATCATCCCAACGACTGGCATCATGGAGGCAGCGTCGAGCGCTGTCATCGCGCCGGACATCGCCGCGCCACGGTAGTCACCCTTTGAGAGTCGCTTGCCCGTGTCGTGAGCGCTGACCGCAGTCATCGCCGCGCCAACGGGTGGCATCGCGCGCTCGAGCACCTTGGTGCCGAACCTTGCGGCCTTGCTGCCACCGATCTTGTCCATCGCCCGACCCGCGCCCTTCTTTGCGGCTCTTAGGTAGTCCTTCATGCTCAGACGTGATGGCTCGCCGCCGCGTGTGATCATCTCGGCTTGCATCTCGTACGGTGAGAGCACCATGCCACCAACGTCATACTTCTGAGGGCGCAAGGTTGGGACCTCTCCCTGTTGCATCTTCAGCTCGTCCATCATGTACCCGGGGTAGTTTGATGGCATGTCCTGTATCGCGTACTCAGGGATTCCCTCAGTGCGAGCGCTCTCCCTCCAATCTTTCATACCCTTGGCGGTGCGCGGCCGCTCACCAAGAACTCCCAAGCCTTTTTCACCGTACTGGTGACGCAGTGGGTTGTACGCGGAGATGAGCATCTCGAGCTCCTCATCCGACGGGTAGCGCTTGTTTTTCTGAAAGAACTCAATCTTGATCTGGTCGATCATGGGCACCTTGCCGCTAGCAAGCGCCGCGTTCTCTAAACCTGTAGACGTGCGAGCGATCGCGTCAGACGCTGGCGTCACAGACTGCGACGGGTACATGTCATCCAAGCGACCGGCGCTCTGCGCGTTCTCGATGCTCTCAACAACGTTAGGGTCGCTGATCTCCATGGTCTTGGGTCGTAGCATCGTGCCACGAGCGCCACGCCCGAGCATCGCGCGAGACAAGAACTCGTCGGGCGCTGTCTCT